TTATCAAACAATTCAAGTGCTGCTACTACACCAGCAGTAAGTACAACACCATTAGCCAATTCAATTGGCGTATCTACTGGTAGTTCAGATGCCTCAACATCTTCTGCTTGTAAAACTTCTTCTTCTTCTTCTACAGTAGGTTCAGGTGCCTCCTCTGGCGCAGGTTCTGCTTCAACAGGAGGTTCTTCTGCTTCAGTAGGCGGTTCTTCTTCAGGAGCAGGAGGTTCTTCTACTGGAACTGGTGGTTCCTCTGCAGGTGGCTCTTCTACTGGTGGTTCCTCAACTGGTGTTGGAGGTTCTTCGGCAGGAGGTTCAGGTGCAGGTGCAGGTGGTTCTTCAGGAATAATAATTGGGTCAATAATAATTGGTGGACGTGGGTCTCCGTGAGGTGGAGGTGGTTCATTCGGTCCGCATAATGGAGGACATACTTGAGGAACAACTGGGTCTATTGGTTCAACTGGAACTACAGGTTCAGGAACTATTGGTTCTGGTTCTGGAGTAGGAGGAACTGGTTCTGGCTCTAACACTGGAGGAATTTCAACCTCAATGATGTTTACTTCTGATAAAGGAACGATAGTTCCATCAGTAAGTACTGCACCAGTTCTTTCATTACCTGATAGCGGACCATCTACCGCATAACTATATGCAACAGTTCCATCTGTTTGAATCTGTGCAGTAATAATAATGCTGGTTGTATCACCAGTAAGAGTTCCATATGGGCGATATGAACCATCTACTTGGAAGCCACCCTCACTTACATTGATAATGAAGTGTGTATCTGGCATCTGTTGTGGTAAAACCCACCAGTCTTTAGACTCAATAGATACCGAAGGTGTTGTTGGGTAAGTCCAATATGTACCGTCTGGTCTACCAAAAGTAATCACTGAGTTAGTAGTAGCGTATACATTCTCATAAGTAACGCCATCATAAACAACAGATACTGTCAATGGAATATGATAGGAAACATCATCTCCACCTTGCGTGACAATAGTAGTTACTTCGGCTGGTGGTGCTACATCTTCTGCTCTTGCAAGAGATATAAAAAACATATTTCCTGCTAGGGCTACAATAAGTGCTGCTAAAAGGTTTCTACCTTTTCTCGCAAAGGAGTGTGTAGATTTGGTCAACTCGGGTTTCCAATCGGGTAATGCGTCCCTCTAGGTTATGTCCCCCGTTGCCGTCAGGCTTAAGTTCAGACAAGTAATGCTTGACCATCCATCGGATAGAACCTGCAACACTTGCTACGATAGTTGCTACTGCGACTGCTAATCCAGCCCAGTCCGTGGCGCTCATCATGAGACCGTTCTAACTGTTACGAGAAGCATCCCGCCAAAGCCAGAGAATCTAGATGATGGTGGTGTTCTGTTTAGGAAGTTGATTTCTTCTATAACACCAAGATAAGTCTCGCCATTACGGAAGTCTTGCACACGAATAGTATCGCCAGCAGATTCCAATGTTTCTACTTGATTGATTCGGTAGAAGGCGTAGCCTTCATAACCTATCTGATTGCCAAACTTATCTGTCTCTGTGTCATAGCACATAACAGGGTATTGAATCAGACGCTGACGTGCGATAGCAGGTAGTGCTTTAAGTTGAAAGGCTGAAAATGTAGGTGTTACCGTTGATACTCTTGGAGTAAGGTTAAATTTAAATGATACATATTCCTGTGTGCCCAATGGATAGGCTACCGCGAATGGTTCAATTAAATCACCAGCGCCAAAGTTGGCGATAGTGTATTCCTGTCCAGTCTTAGATATGCTTTGAACAGTAAGACCGCCATCAGCATTTTCCATATTGACATGAAGAGTCTTGAATACTTTATCTTCAATGGTAGCGTAGCGAATAAATCCTGACTGCAAGTATCCAGTAGATACATAATTAGTTGCAGACTCAAGGTAGTTACTGCCTCTGCCTGCCTCTGCAGCGGATATAGCGTTAGTGCAAAACATTAATCTAGATGTATTACCAATAAAGGCTGTGCCAGTAGTGACTGCACCATTAGTTACACTTGAAGCGTATATGTCATTGGCGTAGGCAAAGCGAAGCGGTTCAACCTCTTCGCCTAGGTTAATGCGGATGGTTCCTGGGCTAGTGCCAACAGTTGCAGCGCACCAAATAAACTTATCACGTGCAGCAAAGTCATAGACTGGCTGAGTTGTTTCTACGATAAGTGGACCGTAGTTTATGGAGCCATCTTGGTCTGATACCGTAGCAGCACGAACACCCTTGTTGGTACCAATCATCATATATCCAAGGTAGTAGAAAATCTTGTGGATGATTTCACCTGATGGCATTTCTGCTGCAACCTGAGCAGAGGTCAATGTAGGCATTGTTCCGTTGGTTGCTAATGTAAACTTAAAGATTGATGAGTGGATTCCGCTATATCCAGATACATAGATTGCTGGACCTGACGCTGTAATGCTGGTGAATATATAATCTCCACCAGGATGGGTATATATAGGAGATGGCAAAGATGTTGCACTTGTTGAGAACTCATAGATAGAGTTATTCACACACATTACTATACGTTCTTTTACAAATTCAATAACAGCATTAGAAACTGTTATTCCAGCATCACTAAACATTTGTGTTTCAGCATCTGCTGCTACCAAATTTAAAGCCTTTTTGTATACATACAAACGAGGAGAACCCGAAGTACGATTAGTTACCCAGTAGGCGTTTACACCATCATCACAGATTGCATATACTGGATAGTCAGTACCTGAATTGTAATCAATAAAGTGAACTTCGCCAGCATCTGTAATCTTGTCTACATCGTACTCGTCTACAAGAAGAACAGCGTTTGTTGTTCCATAGCGGATAGAACGAGCATACTGATTGACGCGTCCATTTGCACGGATTTGTCCCGTTGTAATGTGGACAGGTGTAACATCCTTAAGAAGAGTTACCTTACCTTTAGTAAATACATCTACGCCACGGCTGTCTGTAAAGCGGTACGGTACAGTTTCACCAGCAGTTGGGTCATAGAATCTGATTCCTGCACCCTTATGGAATGAACTCTGGGAGCGAAGCCACCAGTTAGATAGTGACTGCTCTCCAGGTTCATTACTCTGGTCAATCTGTTGCTTACGATATGGTGCAGTCTGACGGCGATATGGGAATTCATCCGTAGTTCCTAAGAAGAACGGATAGACTCCAAACGATACGTCATAATCCTCGGCTGTCGGTGTATAACTAACCGAGGAGATGGGGTTGGATAAGGAATACGGTAAGTCTTCCGTTACGTCTTTGTTAATCGCCATTTAAGGGCGCTCCTTCACAACAGTTAGATTTCATATGACAATGTGGACATAGCCAACGAGTGGCTATAGGTTCGTATTCTTTATTGCAGTAGTCGCACTCAAGCAAGAAGAGATTGTAAATCTTCTTTAGTAAGACCAAGCGCCGCAAGTTTTTGCTCGGCTTCTGTAAGTTCGGGTTCAGGCTCACGCTCTACATAATCAGGATGGTTAATCCAAGGCGTTGATTTATCAAGAACCATTTTTCCTTCATCATTTTTGTGTACGGCAGGAAAATAGTATTGATGAATAAATGTATTAGTCTCTGCTATGTACTTATCTCCAACACCAACTCTTAAATTATCACAACATTCTACTGTTGTTTCAAACTCATATACATCTTTTAGCGGAGTAAAATCATCATCGTGATTTGCAACAATACTCGCCACTACATAACCTTCAGAATCAATAAGAGCAGTTTGACATTCTAGTGATTCACAATCTTTACATTGATTTGACATTATTTCTCCTTATGCCCAGTATCCAATAAGAATTATTCCAGAACCACCAGCGCCACCTGCGGCACCTGCTACAGAAGGTCCAGAACCAGCAAATACTGCACACCCACCACCACCTGCTCCTGAGTTGGTAGCCGCATTGGCACCTGCGTTCCTTCTGAATGTACCAGTTGTACTTGTATTGACTGAGCCGCCTTGTCCACCACCGTGCCAAGTTGGATTAGTGAGTGTTCCAGTCGTACCTGACCGTCCATTACCACCGTAACCTGCCCAACCATCAAATTTTGTATTTGCTGTTAATTCGTTGGTAGCAGTACTGCCTACTGGCGCAGTAAGTAATGATGTTATCTTAGAAAAAGTTGTACTTAATCCGTGAGGGTGTAGGTTGTTAGCGCTAATTGTTGCGGCAGTAAAGTCGCTCCTAGGAATACTTGTATTTGACTGTGCGCTAACGCTGGTTGCTATTCCAAAAAATCCTGAAGCATCAGGATTAAGCGGGAAACCTGCAAGTTCAGCCCAAGTGTTTGAATTATATGTTTGTGAATTGTTATTTACAGTACTTGCTATAACATCGTATACACCACGAGTTGTGCTTGTTGTAGCCCAACCAAAATTAGAACCAATTCGTGATTGCGCCCCAGGGGCAACAATTGAGCCAAATGTTGTATTTCCTCCAGCGGCTCCAAGATTGGTGGTTGAAGCAGTAGGTTCGGGGCTTGCCCCACCTGAACCACCTGAACCAATTGAATAAGCAATTGACGCACCTGGGGTTACTGGATAGTTTTTTTGGTAAACAACTGCTCCACCTCCACCGCCATTTCCTGTTACTGAGGTATTGGATGTAGTACCATCGGTACTTCTTCCTTCACCACCTGCGCCACCACCAATTACTATTACATCAATAGTAGTAACGGTTGCTGGTACGGTCCAAGAAGTTCCAGATGTTAATTGTTGTGCGTAGAACTGACGGTATGTTTGCCACTTAGCGCCAGGTGTAGCAGTAGAGTCGGCAACAAAGTATGAATCTTGTGCTCCAATTGCAACTTCTGTTGGACCATTAATAGTTCCAACTACAACGCCACCTTTATTTACTGGCTTGGAAGGAAACTCTTGAATACCCATATTATGCCACCACAGTCATTCCAGAAACTGTAATTGTTCCAGTTCCTATAGTGCAACCCACCTCAATTGATTTTGTTGAAGCAAAATAAGATTTCATATCAATTACTGTAGTTCCATTAGGTGGAACTGTTAAACCAGAAACAACTGGTACTTGGTCTACGCATATATAATACTGCCCAGAACCATTACCTCTTGGGTTGGTTAAAACTACGTTTGTTACGATGCCTTCAGTTCCTGCTGGTGCTGTGTATACAACTGGGTATGTTCCAAACGCACCTTGTGAGATAGCAGCAGGGGCTAAAGTCTGAGTTGATGTATCAAATGTGAACAGAGTAGCAGAAGGTGTAGATGTAACTACAGTTGCTGCAGTATCTGTTCCAGTAGAGCCAGTATTAATTGCAATAATATCTCCTACATTTAGACCGTGAGCAGCCGATGTTGTAATGATTGCTGTGTAGTTAACAATAGCCTGGTTAGATAGAGCACCACCGTTAGTTACGCCAGTATTAAATACTGCTGTAGCGTTAGGAGTTACAGAGGCTGAGCCAATGTTGGCGTTAGTCTTAACATATGTAAATGTAGATGTTGTAGGAACAGAGTTAATTGCATAAACTCCATCGTATACAGATGAAACACCAGAAATTGTTACGATAGTACCTACCTGTGTAATACCGTGAACGGTACCTGTTGTGATAGTTACTAGGTTTGAAGTGAGTGCAGCGGTTGTGATTGCCCTAGTAACTGAGGTCGCACCAGATACAGGAGTACCCCTGAAGAATACCGCGGGATTATTAGTTGCCATTTATTTTCCTTTTCTTAGTATGCGCCCATTACCAATGGGATTTGCGCTTGTTGTGAACCTGCTGAGAAGTCAATTGACCCCCATTTTAGACCGTTAGTTAAAGTTGAATCTGCTGTAAGTACTTGCCCATTAGAGCCAATGCCTTGACGCACAATAGTTGCTGAACCAGTTGCTACAAGGATGTCTCCCTTTGCTGTTGCTACTGATTTTTGAATTGCTCCTTCAGCGGCAACACCAAGACTGCCATAGTAATCTAAGTCTTCACCAGTAAGTACGTGTTGAATGGCTGCACCAGTTGTATGGCTAAGTGCTGTTGAACCAGCGCGGGCACGCACTACGGTAAAAATGTCTCCCGATACTGCTGTAATAAAACAGATTTCTTCGGATGCTGTATCTGGGTTAATAGCAATTGCAAACTGGTCTACGTTACCAGCAGCGAGAGTCACTCCGCCAAGGAGCAATGCTGCGGTTCCAGTAGCAACCTGAATAGTTGTTGTAGATGATGAGATAGTACCGTTGAGCGTTGTCGCTACGCTGATACTGGAATATTTTCTAGCCATTTTTTTTCCTTAGCCTATGCGATGTGGACGAATTGGGTACTGACCTGACAACTTGGAACTCTCTTCGTTGAGTCTTTGTTGATAGAGAGCAAAGATATACTTTGATACAGAAGTACCTGCAGTAGATGGTGTCTTAGTATCTGCTGCGTCTGCTTCTGCTGAAGTAAGATTGACTCGTCCCGCATCAATATATGAAAGCATCTTGTAGGCTGCGCCTAATATAACTACGTCTCTGCAAGATGCTGGCAAACCAGACACTGTAGTAAACTCATCTGATGAGTTGCTTAAAATTTCTGGAGCCTTTCGGTACGCTACTTGTATTGTGCGACCTGCTGTAATTCTGTCACGAATAGATACTGAATTGCCTGATGGGAATGCAGTTGTATTTGCTACTGGGTCTAGACGCCAGTTGGTAATTGGAATCCATTCCTTAGAAGGTCCGATAGATTCCCACGATAGTGTGGTTATATCTTCGGTACCCACTGGCAAAGGATAAGTGGTAACTGCTGGATTATATGTAAGAGTAGTTGTTGCATTTGTCCATAACTTAGGATACAAAGAACTAATGGTGTCATTGATTGCTTGTTTAACTGACATTCTAGGAAATGATGGAGCAAGAATAACTGGGGCATATTGATTGTGCGCTACTGCAGTTGAATGCTGATAGCCACGACCAAAGCCAGGCATAATTGTTAGCGTGTTAGATGCCTTGTCATAAGTATCAACAAGAATCAATTCATCATCAATCTCAATAATACCTTTTGCAAGGTTACTAGATGAACCAACAGTCACACTTGTGCTTGAATTTGATATACCACCAGCGTTTGCTAGATATGTAATTCTATCTTGGCGAAGGGTGTAACCCTGGAGGTTTACTTTAACCTCGTCAATCATATCTGATAATGTTGGCATTAATTACCCTTTCGCGCTTTTGCGGTTTTTTTGGCTATTGCTTTAGGTTGCTTTACAAACTGCTTACCCTTTGCATTGCCTGCAGCCTTTGCTCTATTGGTAGCGGCTTTTTCGGCAGGCGTTAATGACGCCCACGCTGCTTCGGGTAAATATCTTTTTTTACCTTTTGATGGTTTACCATCAGAGGTTTTCCACTTTTGTTTAGTCCAGTCTTTTAAAGACTTCTGAGATTTAGCAAGTGCCATTACTTGTAGCCTCCGCCTGCTTTTTTATATTCAACAGCAAGTAGTTGAGCCTTACGGGCAGACCATTCGCCAGGGTCTCCACCCTTGGAGCCAGCCTTAATCTTCTTAAACAAAGAAGCACGCATAGTAGGTTTAGTGTAATTACCTGCTGCATTTACTTTAGATTTAGTTTTCTTTTTGGCTACCATTTTACTTTATCCGCCCAGTAGGCTGCTGACATTTTGCCCTTGGCAATATTCTTTGCGTGACGGGCTTTAAAACTTGCTTGACGTGCCGTTGGTTTTCTATCGCCAACTACTCCCTGCTGACCAAAGCGAATAGTTTTAACCTTATCGCCTTCTTTAGCCACAACAACGTGTGACTTGGTTGGATGATTTGGTGTGCGCTTAGGCTTATTAAAGCCTGACACTCCTGCTCGCTTTAGTCTAGGGTCGCTCATTATCCTTTAACTCTCTTTAGTCTAGGGTTTTTTTTCTTTGCAGCAGCAGACGCTTTGCGTGCTCCCGCAGCAACAATCGCACTGGCTTTCTCTTTGGAGATACCCTGCTTCTTGGCTATTCCTGCAGCAACTGCTTTGAATCCAGGATGTGCTTTTTTCTTCATTACTTTTTCCTTTTTATCTGCTTACCTGTTTTGTCATCATAACGACGACCTTGTAAAAGGGCGCCAATGAGTTGTCCCATTTGGTTATCACTAGCCTTGTTTGCTGCAATAGCACGGGCATCAGCACCAGGATTATAATCAGCACTGGCATTGTAAGATTTTTGCCAAGCCTTTGCAGATTGTTTTGCTTCTTTCATAAGGTTTTCTAGGTAACTAGCCATTTACTTCTTCTTTGCAGTCTTCTTAACAGCCTTCTTCATTGGCTTGCCTGTCTTCTTGGCTTCAGCCTTGGCTGCTTTCATGCCCTTTGCTGTGTATGCAAATTCTTTCATTCCTACTTTTGGCATTATTTTTTCTTTCCCATCTTCTTAGGCATAGCCTTCTTAGCGGACTTCTTAACCATAGACTTCTTTGCTGGCTTCTTCTTCATCATCATGTCCATCATCATTTTGTCTTTCATCATTTTATGCTCCCAGTTCTGTCATAACTTGCGCGGTTTTTTTATCTATATGCTTTGCATTTGGGTCCTTCTCAGCATTGTAAGCCCTACCCAAATTCTCTGATGCCTTCTCTGCAGCAACTATCTTTTCCATAGTGGTTCCTGCTGGTTGGATGCCTTGTCTACGGGCATCTCTATAGGCTTGTAGTTCGCCTTCCCATTTACGTTTTGGCATTGCCGCTCTGCTATTAGCATCACCTGTGCTCAGTTGTAATCCTTTAGCCTTACACCCAAAGCAAGGGTTAACCCCACAATTGCTATGGTCTGCTGCAAAAATTTCTTCTTTGCTAACAAATGGTTTAGGTGATGTAGCGTCACACTCAGTGCATCCGTATAGAGATACATACTGATTCATCTGACCATCTTTTAATTCATATGCCCAATCAAGAACCTTGCTCTTGTGGTCGCACTCCATACTGCCCCCTACTGTGCTGTAAAATTCGCTGCAGTAACTCCTACATCGCCTGCAATTAGTGCCGTCCTAGTGGCATTATCTACTATGTGACGATGCCCACCTAAATATACTTCTTGATAACTTTGTAAATCTTCATCTACTAAATAACGTACTTGCTTATATACACCATTGTCTTTAACAATAGTTATACCACGATTTAATTTATAGAAATAGAAGAGGCGGTGTCCTCCCGCTGGACCTTCTGCAACCACTGGTGTGTCAAATATATAAGTTGTCATTTATTTCTTTCTGTAGAAGGGGGGCAGGGTGTTAAACCCCACCCCCCAATTGCTACTAGAGAGCAGCGATTGATGAACCTGTTTCGATTCGGAATAGTGCTTCTTCGCGGTAGCGAGCAAAGCCAAGTACGCCGTACCAACCCATTGGGCGATGACGCATTAACTTGTCAACTACTGGTCCGATGACTACGTGTGGCTCTTCAGCAACGGCTTGTGCCATTGCTTGCTGTCCACATACGATTGTGTTGTAAACACGTGTTACTGGAGTTACTGTAAGAGTATTAGTTCCAACAGTACCTGAGTTAGCAACATCTACTGTAAGTGTAGTGTTTGTTGCACCAACAGAGATTGCTGTAATCTTTGCAGATGAACCTACGTTTGTGCCAGAGATTTTGTCTCCAACTTCAGCACGTCCGCCAAAGGCGCCGTTTGCTACTACGATTGTAAATGCACCTGACGCTCCGCTTACTGCAGGAGATGTAGAAAGTGCTGTCTGGTCTGCACCAGCCTTTGCATTATAAAGACGTGCTGACTCAACATAGTATGCACCTTCGTAGTTACCGATTTCGCCTGCCCAGATGCGGTCCTGTGATGAACCGTATTGGTTAGGTAGTAACCAGCCTTGTCCTGATGAGGACTCAGCGCGTAGGTCGTGTGAAACTTCTGGGTGAATACCAGCCCAGTAGAGTGAACCCTTACGTCCTACAGCCTTGTTAGAGCGCAACTTAGCAACTGCTCTGCGGATATCCGCTGAGTCAAGTGTTGATGCTGCTGCAACTGTTGCTGTTGATGTTGCTGAACCACCAAAGATTTTGTTGGTTCCACCGCGAAGAGTTGTCATCGCGACGTCATCAATAGAGTCTGCAAGGTTGAATGCAATGATGTTTGCGATTGCTGGGTCTACATCAGCGAGGCTGAAGAGTTCCAACGCACGTGTTACCAGTACTGAGTTACCGTACTCGTTAAGAGTAATAGAAACTGTTTCTGGTGTTGATAGTGCTACTGCATCTGGGTCAGTTGTTTCTGATAGAGCAGTAGTGCTTTTTGCCAAGTCAACGTACTTCTGTAGAGTTACGGTTGAACCTGGGATTGATTGACGGGCAGGTGTTTTATCTGCGACAGAACGAATTAGGGGTTCTGAACGGAGAGCAAACTCCAATAGACGGTCATACGCCTGTTGGACAAGACCTGCACCACCAGCGGTACCTCCGAGTGTGGAAGAACCTGTCGATGTATATGCGTTAGGCATTGTGTTGTCACCTCCAAGTGACTAGAAACTATGATTGATTTATTGCTGTGCTCGGAGGATGGCTAAAATTTCGTCCGCTGAATTAGCAGAGGCTATTCTTGATTCCATATCCTCATTGCGTTCAGGGCTTAATGCATTTTGAGTAACCATATCTTGCTGCCTTAAGGCTGCGCGATTATTGTCTTGCTCTTGTTTTTCCTGCGTATCTACTGTTAGTCCAAACAAATCTGCGTTATCTGTAAGCCAGTTAGAAACTGACTCTTCGTTAACATCATCTAAGTCTTTCATAATTAGTCGAGCCGCTTTGGCATTGACGCCCTTCTTTTCTAGGACTTGCTTGACGGTCTGCTCACGCTGCGCCTTGGTAAATGTCTCAAGTTGCTCTGTGAGTTCCTTAATACGCTTCTCATCTGAACGCTTGGCTTTCCGTAACTTTTTAAGTAAGTCACTGCCATCGCCGAGATTTGTATCTGTATCTAGGTCGTCTTCGTCTTCGTCATCCCAGTAGTTGTTGCTCATAGCAACTGTCCACCCTTCTATTCGTTTGAATCGCAGACCTCAGTTTCCAATCGGGGAATTGGGCTGGCTTCTGCTACCAGTCTTATACGCTGGCGGGGCTGGTTGGTCCGCTCAGGATTCTATTTAGATTAAGCCAGATGTTCCTTGGGTATTGGATATTCTGGTTGTGCCAGATGAACCGCTATAACGCGCTAGTTCTGCTGCACGGAGTTGGTCTTGTGCTCTCTTAGCAGAGGCAAGACCCTTGAAGTAAACATTTTCTGCTGTCTGCTGTGTATATGCATCAGCACCAGCGGTAATCTCAGATAGGAATTGTCCTCTAGGCAATGCCTCTGCAACTGCAGCAGCACCTTGTTCTGCTCTAGCCTTGTCAATTCCCATCGCTGCATATTCTTCTGCAGATGTAACATCAGTTGCCAAACCTTGGCGCAAGAAAGCGCCACCAATTTGTGCAGCCTGTGCTTTAACTTCTAATTTAGGAAGAGTTTCTGAAGGCTTCAATACATAAGAGACAATATCTGAATCAGTAATCATTGGATACAGTTGCTTAAGTGCAGCCTTTGTTGCTGAGTCGCTAGACGCAAGGTCTGTTGCTATCTGCATTCTGCGTTTGATTTCAGTAGGAGCAATAGTTCCGCCAATAAATGATGCAAAGTTAGTTTGCTTTTCTTCTGGAGTTTTTCCAAGAAGAGCCTGCTGACCATAGGCTGTAAAAACCTCAGCGTATGAATTCTCTAAAGCGAGGTATGTTCCTTCATCGTAAACATTTAATCCAGCAGCACGGCGTGCTTCATTGCCAGCAAAGCGTTTTTTATATTCTGGAGTAGCACGAAGTTTAAGAGTTACCTCATCTGCTGAAGCGCCATCTAGAATTAATACTTTAACAACATCTGCCAGTGAGCCAAGGTTGTACTTATCAAACTCTGCTTTAAGTGTAGCCCAAGCAGACACACGCTTATTCATTGTCTCTGAACTAACTGTTGTTCGAATTGCCCCAGCACCAGTCATTCCATCATTATTCATTGCGTCAGATGGTGAGCCAGTAAGTGAAGCAGAACCACCCCGTCCAGATGAAACTCCATATTGACCATACTGTGATGAGACTTCTCGAGTTGCTTCATCAACCGACATTCCAGATAAAACCTTTTCTGCAATTTGTTTCTCTTGCAGAATCTGTGCCATGAGTGCTGTATTGGTACTACCGTTTGGAAGTCTTACTCGCTTTTGCTCATCTGCAGTTAACTGCCCAGACAGAGGTGTATCATTAAAATAACCCTGTGCATTAATACCGCCACGAGATGCTATGTATTCTGGAGTATAACCTATTGCTCTGGCTTCTGCTTCTTTAGCAGCATTACGGTCAGTACCAGTAATTGTTAATCCAGATGAAGGAGAGACCATACCAATCTCAGTTGCAGAAGGTGGCTTAGTAGAACCAACATCTACTGCTTGCACCTTTCTTCCATCTGGTAATGTTATTTCTTTCTTGTTGCCAGTTGAATGATAAAATGGGTCTGCAGCAGAGCCTGGCTCTACAGCAGGTGAGCCACCTGTTTTACCAGCATTTACTTTTCTATCATAATCACTATCTGCACCCATTGCTATCCCTCCAATCCCATGTTGCGCTTAACTGCAAGTAAGTTTCTGTAAACCAAATCGTTTGCCTCTTCACCAAATTCATAATCTGGGTGACGGGTAAGTTTCTTATCAAACTCCCAGTTGGTAATTAGTTCACCCTTATCACTAAGAATGTTTTGAGAAATCCATGGGTCACGCCAGTTAACATTTGACTTGCCCAACTTTTTTGCAAATAAATTTGTGTATGGAGTGTAAACATCTTTAAGGGTCATACCCTGCTTCATTAAAGTTTTGACTGATTCGGGTTGACCAATCATTGCCTGCATTTCAATCTCACGCTTGATAGCCTCTGTGCTTTCGCCTTTATCAAGGCGTTGCATCCAACTAGTTACCTTGGCTGTGCCAAAGTCTGTATCAAAGTTAAATCCTTGTGCATTTGCATAGTCGCGTAAAGTCGCAGCATAGGTAGCAACATCGCCCTTCTCTTTACCAGGGGTAAAGGAGATGCGAGTGTTAAGCCAGCGGTCTACATAGGCTGTGTTCTTTTCATTTCCTGAGTTGTATAACTCTTTAGCCCATGAATCCAACTGGGTAGCATCATAGGAAATACCACGGTCTGTTAACTTCTTTTCAAGGTCTGCTTTGGCTGTATCTAAACCACGGGCATACTCTGTACCACTGGTATCTTTGCCAGTTTTTGCCAACTCTTCATACTGACGTTGGTAGAAACCACGTGCTTGAATAGATGATGCGTTTTTTCGGAACCACTCTGTGCCAGAAAATGAATTTCTAAAGCGGTTGTTTGTCCATTTTTCTTTTACCGCAGTCTCAAGAAGTTTGCGTAACTCTGGCTCGGTAGAAAAGATTAGGTCAATGTAACCATACTCTTCAATAGCCTTGTTCCATACATCCGAAAAAGCCATTATTGAACTCCCATCATCTGCTTATACACATCATAAAAGCCAACCATTTGTGTGGCTTTGGCTTCATCTGTTTTAGCAAGTTCTTCAATAAGGAACTGCTGTGAGTTCAAACCTGTTCGTCTGCTAACTGCTTCAGAACTACCATCTGCACCAGGGGTTGAAGTTGTTACTTCTGGCGTTTTGCGCTGAGCCTTCTCAAGAATAGGCTGTAGTTTTTTTAATTCCTTTGGACTTAGTTCACGCTCATATAGTGCTCGACCAACTTCTTGTGCTAATGCACGGAAGTCTGTATCGCTAAACGTTGTTGTCCGTGTAGTAGTTGTGCTACCACCACCACCCTTTGGGCGGTTAGACATGTACTCATCAAGGGTAGGAAACTCTTTAACGCCGTAATTCTTATAGGCACTAATCTGCTCATAGGTGTACTCGGCAATAATTTGATTAAGAGCCTGGTCAACTGCGCCAGACGGAACATTCTTGTTTGTAGTAAGAAGCCCAACTTCTTTAAGACGGTCTACTAATTGCTGCTTTCCGCCATATTGTTTTACAAGTTGCTTTATGTACTTGTCACGGATTACATCCGTTGTACCAAACTCAACACCCTTTTCTGTTTCACCTGTAGTTACTAATTGACCACCAGAATAGGCTGTTGTTCCTTTAGTACCTGGCTCTACATAAAGAAACGCTTCATAAACAGTAGGGTTTCCTCTAGGGTCCAACTTGTTAGGTTCTGTAACCTGAACAACTGGACCAGATGGACCGATTGATGTACCAGCACTAGCAATGTAGTTAGCCAGTTGCTCCGCGTTTGTCATCTTTACAGATTGACCAGCGTCTTTACCTTTTTTATTAGTAAGACGCTCAATTTTATCTTCAGCCTTTTTAATGGCTGCATCATCCTGTAAGTCCTTAGCAGCCGTTAGTTCTTCTTTGGCTTTTGCTAAGTCTTCTTTAGACTTCTTAGTATTTTTTTCTTCTTGTTTTTTAGTTTCTAAATCCTTTAAATCGTTCTTAAGTTTATTAATCTTAGGCTGCAACTCTTCTTCTATTTTATCGAATTCAGCCTTGGCTGGACCAAATGCTTTTTTGGCACGGTCATATGGTATTGAACCAACCTTGTACTGTTTCATATTATAGCCAGGAGCACCGCGTCCATACACCTTGAGGCGGGCTTTCTCTAACTTTGTAGAAAGGCTAGACAACTCATTCTCTAGTTTTACTTTTGTAAAGTCAGGCATTATACCTCCGCCTTATATGTGTCTCTTGAGTAGTACTTTAAGATTGAATTGAATATTGCTCTAGCAGCCTCTTGAACTGCTGGGTCTCCATTACCTAGTTCAAAGATAATCTTGCTTACACGGTCACGATACTGACGCTTCAATGTAGAAGCGTTGTATAGAGAACGAACACTTTCATCCTTTGAGAACTTGATAAAGTCTTCCATAGCCTGAACTGCTGTCTTCATTTTTATTACAGTTCCTTCAGCGATACCGCTTTCTGGATTCATAATCATTTCTTTAACACTTGCAAGCATGCGCTCTTCAGTACCAATCTCATTACCGCCACCTGTAATTGCGGTCAGTAGCAAAGGATTAGAACTAAGAAGACCCTGACGGGCAGCAGTTGCTGTTTCGATAATCTTCTTGCGCTCTGAGATTCTAGTTTCTTTACCCAAAGACTCTTTTTGCCAGGATGCTACGTCGTAATACTTCTGCTTATCTTGGGCAACCATTACATCGTCGTAGTATTTTTCTATTGTCTTATCCTCTAGAAGACCAGTTGCATTGAGCCAGTTGTATACACCAGCATTAAAGTCACCAGAGTTAGGAGCAAAGATATATGCTGCTTCACCATATGCACCAACTAGGTTCTTATTATTAATAGCCCAGTTACGCATTTCTTTTGTCTTTGCCATAAGAACTTTAGTCTGCTTCTCATCACGACTTACTGTGTAAGCAATCTTTCCTGGGTACTTACCAGTAAACAATGTAAGTGCCATCTCATATGGGTCTTGAATCTCATCACCATACTTAGACTTGATTGATTCAAAGATATCCCAGAACTCACTACGCAAACCAGTGATTCCTACATCTAGTATATAGTCTGGAACCCCTTGGCTTTCCTGTGCAGTTGGTGTAACTGGTGAGATAAGACCCAAGATTGCACGCATAGCCACAATGTTATGTGCTGATATACGGATGTTCTTTAGGTACTGATACTTCTCTTCGTTAGTTGAGTTAGCATCTAAGAAGCGACCTGCTGCTGCGTTATATGCAATTGCTTGCTGTGCTGCAGTAACTTCTTGACGTGTCTTCTCATTAACTGGAAGTACTTGATAAAGTTTAAGTAGTGTAGAAGGAACTACTGCACGGACAATATCCATGTTATCGCCAATAGAACCAAGGGCGTAGTTGTCTAATTCTTGAGCAAAAACTTCAGAGCCAGGCACTGGCACATTACTAATAATAGGCTTCATTAACAACACACCAAGTGCTGCAATAGGACCAGAAAGTGTAGGCAAACCTGCATCAGGTGAGAAAGATGGGTTAGCCATGGTTAGTTTAAATGTAAAGTCATTAAACATTGGCTGCTTATACCCGTTGTCAGTACCTGGTGTAAGTGCACGAATAGTTGTATCTGTAGCCTTAAAGATAATGCTATCCATTGGCATCATTACATATGGTTCGCCTTCGGCATCTTCATAGATAGAACCACTGGCATTTAAACCTTGATGCGCTAGACGCATACGGTATAGAACGCGTGGAGATACATCCTTCAAGCGGTACATACGGCGCTGAAAGTCTTCAGTTGCACGATAGAAACGACCTACTGTGCGGATAGATACAGCAAAGTTGGAACGGATAGATGGGTTATCTGCAAACTTTAATACTGTATCTGCAGCCTGTTCCATAGACAATTCGGTGAAACGCTTTTCTGCCATTACATTAGCACGCTCACGTGCACGGGCTTTAGCCTGTGGTGATGAGTACTTAATAGGGTCTGAATCAATCATACCCTTATAGACTTTATCTGCGTAAGCCTTTTCAATACCAGAATAATTCTTACGTAAATGTAAGTATGAAACCATAACTGCTGGCTGACGCAAGATACCGTTAACTTGCTTATCCATTAACTCCATCATCTTGTCTCCAGTGCGCTTATATGCACTTTCCAAGTCTGTGAAGTTAGGAAACTCTACGCGAGTATTAATAAATCCTCTAGGTTGAAAGCCTTTAGTGGCATCCTCAAAGGTATCAATGTCAACAGATGCAGCAGCCTTCTGCCACTTGCCATTAATTTTAACGCCTGTCTCTATTTCTTTAGCCTTTAGAACATCGTAGTTCTTGCGAACGGCATCATATAGATTTGCGTTATATAGGTTAGGACCACCATGGAAGTTATCACGCATATCCATCAACATACGGTTGACATAGATAGATGCAATCTCTTCGTCAGTCTTTCCCATTTGGCGTTGAAATACTGTGTCACTAAAGTATGAAAGGAACTTCTGAACAGCCGCTTCATTACCAGGGGTCTTAACAAAGAAGCCACCATCGTTCTTTGTAAAACCTAGGTACTCCATCATGCTGTCGCTGGCACGTACTAAATCATCTGGAGTACGCAAAGCGTTGTTAGCAAAGAATGCAACTGCTGGTGCTACTCGATAGTTATCAGGTAATTCTAACTTTCCATGCTGACGTGGTGTTGCAAAACGGATATACCAGTTATCATAGTGAGCAAGGGCAACGTATTTAGGATTAGCAGCACGTAGTTTATCTACGTCAATCTCGCTATACTTGCCAAACTTAAACTTTTTACCAGTTACTTCTTTACCAATGCTGTTAAGAGCCTTGGTTAATTCAGATATATTAATCTGTTCTGAAAGAATCTCATCATCAAAACGACCACCTAAAGATGTACGTGCTGAGATAGAAGAAGCCATAGAACCCAAAATATCTGGGTGGTGAACCATAGCCTGAGTCCAGTATCCGCGAGCCTCGTCGTCTAATCCCTTTAAGAATATAGCAGCACGGGCTGCAATCTCTTGATTAATTCTAAGATGGCTAAGTTCTGCTGGGCTTACGCCTTCTTGCTTAGCAATCTTCTCAATAAGTTCATTGCGTGCTTCAACACCCATGTAATCTGATGGTGCTTTTTTGAATGTCTTGCTCATTACACCAGCAATAATACCTTCAGCACTTGCAGAACCAGTGTATGCGCTAGAACCGCGACCTAATCTACGTCCCTCACCCTTAGCAAAGGATAATAAATCCTTAGCAGGTGCAGTAAGTGCATACATAAAGCCTTCGTCAATAGCAGAACGGATACCAAGACGTGGGAAAAGCGTAAAGATAGACCAGAAGTCAACGAAATCTTTTGCCCACTTAGACTTTGTAGCACCTTTAGCAGCCTTCATAAGGCTTGACTTGGAACGAATCTCATTTGCTTTAATAGCAATGTCTTCTAAAGGTAGCGGACCAATAGCACCAGCCAACTGTGATGGCTGAATTGCTCCAGCAGCATTCATAACTGGCGTTTCGTTTTCGAAACGAAGTGAATCCTTTGGCATTACGTTGGCAAAGGCTGGGTCAATCTCTGTCTTAACAGTAGTTGTAAATCCAGCACGCTCATTAAGCGTCTTCTTTAGGACTTCCTGCATAAGTTGTTGACCTTCTGCGTTATCACCTAGTCCTGCACGGTGCATAACTGCTGCATAAAGGTTACGAACAATAACAACTTGCTCATCTTCGCTAGAAGTTAGGAACTTTTGCGCCATAAAGTCAGCCATATCACGGCTAACTACTAAGCGTGCTACGTTTCTAAAGGTATCAATTGTCTTAACTGCTTCGTCACCAATAACAATTTGCTGTCCTGCTGGGTTACGTGCAGCCATCTGACCCATTTTGTATCGCAACTTGTTAATATCCTGGTCAATGTCAAAAAGTTCTTTGATGTTTGGATTAACAGCCTTATCTGTTTCCTCACCTGACTTACGAAGAATGTCATATATCTGTTCTCCAGATGCATCTAGTTCTTCTGTAGTCTTGCGTGGACCAGCACCAACACGGGCATTGAATACTGAATCAAGATAGTTATTAAGACCAGATGCCATACGGCGTTGGTTACGAGCAGTAGCAATACCATTGCGTCGGTATGTAATACCATCAACACGACCAGATAGTAGGAGTCCTACGTTCTCTGCTTCGCTAAATATTTGCTCTGCACGCTGTGCATTAAATACCTTGTTCTTAACCAGGAAGTTAATTGCTTCATCGTTGTTATATCCAGCATAACGACGCCCAATCTCGCGACGAACAACCGCTTTTGCTGCAGCGCCTTCGGCATTAGCCATACGCTCAATGTCTTTACCAAGTTGTTCATCCCATAACTTAACAACAGACTTATCTTTGAACGCTTGACGCACACCATAGGCTACGTCTCCACTTTGAGAAGCCTTCATTACTGTCTCGGCAAGTTGAGTGCCCTTACGTGCACCAGCAACTGCTCCACCAGATAGCCATGTAAATGGGTCTAGGACAATTTGATAAATAAAATCTACTGCACCAGATGCAAACTGTGCTTTTCCGTCAATATAGTCAACAGAAATACCACCATTCTTAGGTGGTTTAGTCTCAAACCAGCGAATAATGTCACGACCAGGAGATACTTGTGCCATCTTTGTTGCATCAATAACATTTTTAAACTGGTCTGGATTATTAAATGCCTCTTCTACAGCCTTAGTAATCTCAGGCGTAAGACTTCCGTATGCTTCTAAGATTTCTCCAGGCTTTTTGCCAGCAAGTAATCCTTTTGCTACGTATACGTTAGCCTTACCATAAACATCAGTAGCAGCCTTAAGTGAACCGTTGTCATATACGTCAGTTCCATCCCAAGCATCTGACCAGACACTAGCATCAAAGATGCTTTCGCCCTGTGCTACCTGACGTGCAACCAAATAAGGTGTGTTAATTGCTTTGCTATAAGCACCAGCAACTTTAAATACACCAATCAAAGGAGATGCAAGAAGTTTTGCACCAAACTTTAACGCACCAATAGCACGGTCGCCAAAATCTGGTGGTTCTTGCATGTATTCTTGATTAGAGAAAAAGAACTTTAAACCTTCTTGTGCGTCTGGGTCTAAACGATTGAACTCATCTCTAGCATCGTCAGTGCTCATGCGATTAAGTTCACGATTCTTCTTTACAGACCAAGCCATCTGTTCGATATTGTTCTGTTCTGCTGGAGTCATGTTCGCACGTTGTGCTGCTGTGTAGAGGTTGGGAGAAACTTCAGCAACAATAGGCTTTAGTACTCTCATTAATTATCCTCTACTGAAAAATTGATTTAAAATTAACTCTGCTTCTCCGCTGTCGTCAAACATTGCAGCCTTTTCTAAAGTCTGTTGAATGCTTGGTTTAAAACGTGGCATATCCATCATAAGTTCTGAACCACCACCAGGACCAATGTTGATTCCCGCTGTGCCTGGTTCATCTGGAAATTGTGTAGGTGCATCAAGTCCTATTGGTTTAACACCCATAGGCTCACCAGACATGCCTTGACCAGCAGGTGCAGACATTGGATTTCCTGCTAAAGGAGCACTTACTTGGTTTTGATAGTTTTGTCCACCTTCTCCATAGCCAAGTCCTGGCATGTATTGCGCTGCTTGCGTTGGTCCCCCGTCAGTGCGGCTAGAAAGAGCGCCAGGACCTGATACTGCTGCTGGGTTAGAAGGCGCTTGATAGCCACCACGTCCTACCATAACTATAACTCCTCATCGTAATCATCATCTGTGCCAATGTTTTTAGTTCTTAGCACGTCACTGTTGTATTCTTCAGCCATCTTCATCATTCCATATGCATTCCATGGCGTCATCTCTTCACTTACTTCTGTATGTAAGTAACGATTCCCACTGTAATCTGCCCACTCGGTAACTAAAACCCAGTTAGCACATATGTAATCAGATGTTTCGCCCTCTTCTGCAACGAGAGTAGCGATTGCTTCTTCCATCTTTTTTGTAAACTTACTCATATTGTGTCATAACAATAATTGGTTGAGCCGTATGTATGTCCCACTTAGACGCAATCGTAATTGCGTTTCTTACCACCGATTCAGCACCCTCTGCTTCGAGGTACTGATACTCACCCAACAATGCTTCCATAGCACCAAGGGCAATGTCGCCACCGCTGCCAGAGTAATAGATACCACTAGTATCGCGGTCCCAAGAGTAATCTTCAAAGACAGGATAGATAACTCCCCGCACAACAATAAGAAACGATGAATCGTGTTCCGCAACATCCCCGTCTTCTTTCATATCATAACCAGCGTCAATAAATAATTTACGCATTGACGGAATAAATTTTTGAGTTACAAACTTATCTAAGTTTTCAGATGCAGTTGGCTTGGGTGCTTTCCACCCAAACTGCAAAAGATTTGAACCACGACTTGCACCAGAACCAGCAATTAAGATTCCGTTATTCTCGATAATCTTGTGAGTAGCAAGGTTCATAGGGCGACCTGATTCATCAGATGAACGTGAGTCGCATCCAATTACAGCCCAACCGTCGCCTTGAATAGCAGCAAGTGTTGTCATGGTCCCCTCCTTTTGCTATCTACGCATTGATGTTCGTGCGCTTGCGCTTGCTTTTCCACCTGCCGTTAGGCTTGAAAGTAGTGTTTGAATGTCTGGTTGTCCGCCAGGTCCTGCAGGAATAGCGCCTGCTGCTGGCGCGGCGGGAGCAGGGGACGGTTGCTCAACCGTTGGTGCACCAGCAGCAGGTAATTCTGGAGCGAAGACATCGTTAATTGCGTCTTCAATCGAAACGCCCTTCTGACGCTTTTTAATAACGTCAGCCAGTTTCATTACGATAGTTGTTGGGTCCCCGCCTTGAGCAATCATTTGTGGGATTGCTTGTGCTGATGCATTGAGAGAAGAGATTAACGAATTGCGTAACTCTTCTACTTCAATCTTTTCTTGCTCTTGTGTTACGTTAATTCCGAATGGTAGTTCACGCATTGCCATATCCTTGGAGATAAGTTTACCGCCAAGTGCTTGCAGCATGAAGATAAGTCCCTGTGCTGGGTTAAGCCCAGCCAACATTCCATAGCGAACATCTGCGGTGTAGTCACCCTTAATGTCCTTTGATGGTGTGTAGTCAAGTGAGTAAGGTGAGCCAGCATCTACGCCACGAATTGTCTTTGTAGCGTTAAATAACTTCTCATCAATCTCAAAACAAACCGAGAGTACGTCTTTGAGAGCAGAGGCAAAGATTGCCTGTGCTGACTTGACCTGTGTATCGAATCCACCCATAAGGGCTTGAACGCCTTGACCAGTAATGATTGAGGCGTCAATGTTTCCAGTACGTGATTCTGGATAACGTGTACCAGTACGAAGTTCTTGCAACAAAACATTCTGCGTAGTGAAAGCACCCGCTGGAATGTTGAGGTCAACTCGACGTACACCACCTGGTGTGTTGGTGCGAATAATCGCATCTCCACCCAATTGGATTTCTTGAACATCGCCTGGAACTACGATTGGTGCCTGTACTGACTTCTCTGCTGCTTCCATCGCAAGTAATGCGAACCTATTACGAAGCAACTGAATACCTAGAACATCATCAAACTGTCCACGCATTTCGCCATCTAGTGATGGACGTTTTGCCACTACTACCATCATCTTGCCAATTGGATTGGCAACTCTAGATAGGATTAAATTGTTACGGTTAGGAACGAAGATGGTTGATTGGTCTTTATCGTAGTAACGAATAATATCAATCGTTGCATCTAGGTTTTGCTCGTAACGGTCCTTACCTAGTAACTGAAATTCAAACTCAGGGAACTGAGCAACTAATTCAGCAAGGGGTAGTGAGTAGCGTTTAGCGAAGGCGATACAGCGTCCATAGCGGTCAAACTCTGGGTAAGCCCCGATAGGACTTTCTATGCGGATACGCGGTAGCCCTGCTTCTTCGTCCAATTCAATCATGAAAGGAACGAAACCAAATGTGATGTATTGGTCTGCACCTTGATACATCTGCACTTGTAAATCTGAATTTGCGAAATAGTTCGCAGCAATGCGGGTGCGCTTGTCAGCGAATACCCGTGCTCTGTCGCTTACTTGGTTTGCTGCTGAGCAGTTAACCGCAGGAAGCGGTGCCATAACTTCTGATACGTCACGGGCAACAATGTCAATGAAGTTAGCGACGACGTTTGAATCGACACCTTCTGGGAAGAAATCAGGGTAAACCTCTGAGATACGACCTTTACGGACGGCAAGTACATCTAGTTGTCTGCGGTCACGCTCTGTAGAGCGGGCACGCAGTGACTCCACTCTAGCGGAGATTTGGTCGATTGATAGCATTTATTTCCTATCCATAATTCTCAGCCCACTGTTCAGAGAAGGCTTCGTCTAGATTAATTGAGTACCTTTGAGATGCTTGTGCTCTCGTAGTCCAACGGTTATTTGTAAACTTTGCTAGATGATTTGTTTGCTGCATAAACTCACGTGCTCTTAGAACCGCAAACCATAACGCCATAACACAGTCAGTCTTGCCACGTGTGTTCGGCTTCCAAGTTATCAACTGTTGAGTAAGGGCTTTAAGTCCCTCTGAACCTTCAGTAGATGGAAGTTCTATCATGTTGTTCTTTTGGAATTTTTCTTCACGCATAGTTCCAAATAGTGTTGACATAGATGCCACACCAAAGGATGCGTCCCATTTGTTTTTGTTAGTTACATGGGATTCAAGTCGAACTCCATACATACCCAACCACTGGCGAAGGTCATCGTCTAGTGAGTAGGCTTTCTGGTGTGCGTTGATTTCCACGCGAAATTCTTGTGGCTTGTATTTGATTACAAGTTCTTCAATAGTTGCTCGAATTTTTTGCGGGTTGGGTTCACCCATGTTGATGCAGTCTAAAACATAAATTTTAGAATCGGACCTGTTGTAGGTAACTACACAAAATGCAGCATGGGCTTTATCTCCCATCGCTGGGTCAAAGCCTATGATTGTGTAACCTTCAGCAGCAGTCGGATGTCCCACCGCGCCTGGGCGCAAGGGTCCGCGCCTACGTTGTCCATTGGTACTACCTTGCACCAAGGCGGGCGGGAAGATGGAATCTTCTTCGACATCCTCTTGCTGATAGACCAGTGCCCACGTATTAGGTGTTACTTCACCTCTGCGCTTGAATAATGCTTTGCCGTCCCACTTCGGGTATAAACCATTTTCGTCAGGAGTGTCTTCGTCGCCGTCCCAAGGAACATCACTCTTCGCCCAGAGCGTAACCCACTCTTCTGGTTTGTCACTGTATTCCAATACAGCAGGCATGCCCATATAAGTAAAAGGGCTTTTGCCATTAGACCAATATTTCGGGTTCCGTAATTCTTTGTAGAAGTCCTGTGCAGCAATTCGCGTCCCTACGATTAATAACTTACCGTTCTTACCCAAACGGGTAATAACTTCTTTCTGCAGCCAGTCAATCTGCTTTTCAAACTCATGGGCGTTAGCAGTAGTAATGCAGTCGTCCAAGATAATCAGGTCAGCACGTGCGCCGTAAATCTGACCCCCCATACCCAGTGCTTGAAGGGTTGGGTCTTTCTCGCTTGAGTTTCTCGCATCACCCCCAAGGTAGACGGTATCAACTCGCCAAGTATCTGAGTCTTCTTTCCAGCCCCCTTCAGGACCAAAAGTTGTTTGCAACTTTGTCCAGCGTGGGTGGGATAGTCTTTGCTTGATTGCGTACACGAACTCGCGTGCTTTGTTTAGCGTCTTAGAGACCACGATGATGCGGACGTTAGGGTTGAGGGCAATGCGATAAGTTGAGTAGTTAACTGTAATGACAGTGGACTTGGCGTGCTCAGGGGGCACGTTAATTAGGATACGTGTCTTGTCGCCTGGCTCGTAAATTATAGAATCGTGGAGCCATGAAGGGGCACGGTCCTCTAGGAGGTCAATCCAGTTAAGGTGGTGAGGAAAAGGTTTTTGGTCTAGGAACATTTCCGAGAACTGGGGGAAGGTAATATCCTCCCTTGCTATACCAAGCGCCTTAATCGAATTCGATTTGGCGTCAGAGGTAGCCTGTTCTAGGTCAGCGGCAAAGGTAGCATCTCGCATCATCCAGATTCGAATGGTGTCGGGCTTAGAACCTATTTCCTCCATCGCCCTTTTGGGCGACATGCCTTCAGAGACAAGGGCAATGACTTTCTTTTTTGCCTCTGCGCCTGCCAGTTTTTTGGGGTTATTAGCCCCCTTTTGAAAAGTCACAGAACTGTCCCATCCTCTACTGTTAGACTGTTTTGTAACAGACAGTAGATACAGTCTGTAACGCAAGTCTTCTAAGACTTGCTACTATATAAAAAATAAAACAGCCTCTATATAGTATTAATCCGTCCAAACAGCCAAAACGGACGTTTTGCTGGCAAAAATTTTTGCCAGATAGTAAAACCGCAGGTCAGGCACTATATAGATAGAACTGGTGCACAGGCTATAACTGTACGGAAATATTTTGTAGGTAGATACTACTACACTATTACAAGAATATTTAACAGTCTGGGGTCGATGAACGACCCACAGAACTGTCAAATGCTGTCGCTCTGTACTGATAGAGAGCGACTGTTACGGATAGCAATCTGCGGGCTAGACTAGACAGTCTGCGCCCCAGTCAGATAACTATTCCGTTACTAATAAATAAATTTATTTATGTCTGCCGATGGTGTTCAAACCCTCGCACCATCCACCGCAGACCAATGGTCGTAATCCGTCCTATGATTCGAGGTCAAAGGGAACGCGCCTGCTTTGTTCCCTTTGCCCCGCAAATCAAAGGCGGACCAGACGGCGATACAATTCTCTAGAATTGATATCACCGTCTTTTACTCATGACCCCTTTGATTATATCTCCATCAGCAAAATAGCAAGCGTGCTATTACCATGATTCCCGTCACGCCCGATGGGCATGACAGTAATCACAGTAACAGCCAGTGCTTGCCATTTCAGTCACCATTAATCTATGACTGCCTGGCTGGCGTGCTGATGACGGCTCTCG